GGCGTACCAGCCCCACAAGCCTACGCTAGAGTAACGAACTTTTTTGGCACAAAGGACAATATCCAAGTGCAAGTGGCGATTCATTACAACCAAGCCGCCAGAGAAGGCAATATGGCTACAGTCTTAGAACACGCCCATTACATTGCTATTGAGGACTTAAAAGGCGATTTACTACCCGCAATCTATGGCATATTAAAGACTATGAGCCAATACGAAGGCGCAACGGACTGCTAAATGACCATTAATACTAACGATGTCAATGATACATTAACGCCTACTACAGGTGCGTTAACTATTTCAGGTGCAGTAAATGCTACCAATGTTCCTACTACTGGAACTGTATTGGCATCTGTTACTGTTCCTGCGACTAACCCTGCTACAGGAACACCATCGTCTAGTACCTATTTAAGAGGTGATGGAACTTGGGCAACAGTAAGCGCTTCTCCCGCAGGCTCTACAACTCAAGTACAGTATAACTCTGCAGGTGCTTTTGCAGGCTCTGCTAACTTTACTTTTGATGGCACTAATGTTCTTGTAGCAGGTACTGTATCAGCCGGTTCTGATGAGCGTTTAAAAACTAATTGGCGTAGTGTACAAGATGATTACATTACTAAATTAGCCAAAGTTAAATCAGGTATTTTTGATCGTACAGATTTTCCTATTACTCAACCCGGTGTGTCTGCTCAGTCATTAAGAAAAGTATTACCAGAAGCCGTTCTTGAAGATGAAAGTGGTATGTTATCTGTTAATTATGGCGGAGCAGCATTAGTTTCTGTTATAGAATTAGCAAACTTGGTTCTCAAACTGAAAAAAGAGATTGAGGAATTGAAAAACAAACCATAAGGATTAGTGATGCAATCCCCAAAGTATTCGGTTGTTATACCAACATATAACAACTGTGAGAAGTACCTCAAACCCTGTATTGATTCCATAATCAAATACACCGAAATGACCGACATAGAGTTGGTCATTTCTGCTAATGGTTGTACTGATAATACAATGGCTTATTTGGATTATTTGTCTACAGCCATACCAAATTTGACATGGCTTTGGGATGATGAGCCTCTAGGTTTTGCCAAAGCTACGAATATTGGTATAGAAGCATCCAAAGCCGAAAAAATTGTTTTGCTTAACAATGACACGATTATCTTAGGCAACTATTGGTTGCAAAGATTAGATTTTGGAGATATAGCCTCTGTTTTAACTTTACCATCAAAGATTACCAATCAACAATTTGGTGTTTTCTTTTGTACTCTAATTACTCGCAAAGTATTTGATGCTATTGGACTGCTAGACGAATCTTTTGAAGTAGGTGGGTGCGAAGATATAGATTTTTGCAAACGAGCTATTGATGTGGGCTTTGGGCTAACAGATGTGGGCTATCGGGGTGATTTCCCTATATACCATGTGGCAGAGGGAACTGTTCATGATCCTCAACTAGTGCATGATTATTCATTAAAATTTCATGCAAATGAACTCAAATTAGCAAAGAAATATAACCTAGATTATTACCGCTTTTTATTGTCAAATAACTATGAAAGAGCAGTTTTTCTCAAAGACGATTTAGTATTTCCTAGAGAAACTCAAAGATATAAATGGGCTGAAAAAAACAGGGCTGGATTATCTGTTTTGGAAATAGGCTGTTCAACTGGTTATGGAGTTCAATTCCTCAATGCTCATTATTTAGGTTTAGACTATGATCCAGTTATTGTAGAAGTAGCCAAAGAACAAAATTGGGGTGATTATGTTGAATTTGATTGGGCAGATATAAATACTTATCAATTAGATTTTTACGACACCATTATTGCTTTTGAAGTGATAGAGCATCTTGATAATGGTTTAGATATTGTAAAAAAACTACAAAATCATTGTCACAGATTACTGATTACTGTGCCACACAATGAGCCAAAAGGCTTTTGGGGTGAGCATCATAAGTTGCATGGTTTAAATGAAAGTCATTTTCAAGGATTTAAATTTGCGTACATCAATCATGCTGGTGAAATATCCGATGTAATGCAACCTATTACAACAGAAAACCCAAGTAATTTGATGATTTGTAGGTGGGACAATGAATAAACTACTTTGCTCTATAGCCACCAGAGGTCGTTATTATACAACTCTGCCTTTAGTACTACAGGCGGTCATAAATCAAACTTGGTTACCTGACAAGGTGGTTATATTTGATGACAATGATGAACCTAAAGATATGCGACAAGAATTCATCTATCAAAACTTATTTCAACAGATGAACATTAAAGGCATTAAATGGGAGTGGCTTTTTGCTGACAAAAAAGGACAGCATCATATTCATCAAAAAGCTAACCTTATGGGTTTTGATTGGGTATGGAGAGTAGATGATGATTGCATTCCAGAGTCTACAGTTCTACAAAGTCTATATAGCCATGCCAATCAATTTGAAAATGTTGGGGCTGTAGGTGGATCAATTATTACTGGACTGCCTATAGATGCCTCAAAATCTACAGGACTAATTAAAAATATAGATATTGAACCTAGCATTCAATGGAATTTTATTAAAGAAATCAAAGAAGTGGAGCATCTGCATTGCTCATTCTTATATCGGGCTGGAGTGCATGACTATAATCTTGGGCTCTCCAGAGTGGCTCACAGAGAAGAAACTTTGTTCACTTATGGTTTGTATCTAAAAGGATACAAAATTTTAACTGTTCCTTATGCCACTTCTTGGCACATGAAAAATCCACAAGGGGGGATTAGAAGTGAAAATCGTGAAGATATGTTCAGATATGATGAATGGATTTTCCAAAATCACATTCAGTTCAGCGATAAAAGAATCGTTGTTCTTAATGGTGGTCTTGGTGACCACTTTGTTTTTAGCAGGGTTTTACCTGACATACCAAATCCTGTTGTCTTTGGTTGTTATCCTGAAGTTATTCCTTGTAGACCCCTTGCGGAAGCTCAACAGCTTTTTGCGGATATAGAACCCTATAATATTTACGCAAAAATGGATCAATGGAAATGGACTGATAGTTTGGAAAATGCTTATCGAAAGTTATATCTATGATATTAATTCATGCTTTTGCCAAAAAATTACACAATGGTAAAGAAAATCCCAAAAATTATGCATATTGGGAAGAACTTGTACAAAAAATTGCAAAAAATGAACATATTATTCAAGTGGGTATTGAAGGCGAAAAACAGTTAGTTCCCGATTTTCGTAAAAATCTAACAATAGGACAATTAAAAGAGTTAATTTATGATTGTCGTATCTGGATAGGTGTAGACAGTTTCTTTCAACATTTAGCATGGACAGAAAATAAATCAGGAATAGTATTATGGTCGGTATCTGATCCTTTAATTTATGGACATTCAGAAAATATTAACTTATTAAAAGATAGAAGCTATTTAGCTAAAAATCAATTTCTCTGGTGGGATTTTACTGATTACAATCCCGATGCTTTTGTAAAACCTGATGAAGTGTTAAAATTCCTATAAATTTTGTAGTGTTATAAACAGGGGTATTTTATGGAATGGCAACCGATATTCAACCTTTTAGGTACAGCAGTTCTATTAGGAATCGGTTGGTGGTGTCGCCAAATTTGGGACTCTGTTACCAGATTAAAGGAAGATGTTAAAAGTATTCAAATTGATTTGCCAACAAATTATGTGACAAAAAGCGATATTGACACAAAATTTGACAAAATTGAAGCTACAATGCAACGAATTCTTGACAAACTTGACACAAAGGCTGATAAAAATGTTTAAAAAATTATGTGCTTTGCTTAAAAAAACAGCACAACCAAAGCATTTTGTTTTTCCTATTCCTGATTTAGAGTTAAAACCAGCAAAAAAACAATTAGTTAAAAAAGCTACAACTCGCAAACCTAAAGCTAAAAAACCTTTAGAAACACATTTTGTGCCAGCTAAGAAAAAAGCCATCAAAAAAGCTAATAAACGATTAACTAAACTAGAAAATGAATGATTTTTGGCAAAAAATTAAAGCCTATATTAAAGGGGCTTTTAAATCCAAAACCATCTGGTTTAGTGGTTTGATTTCTGCTTTAGGTGCTTTATCAGATAATTCACAATATTTAAGAGCATTATTAGATGATATGAGTTTTAATGCTGTCATGATCTCTATTGGGGTCATAGTAGCTTTACTACGCATTGTGACCACAAAACCTTTGGATGAAAAATGACACCCAATGTGTGGTTCAAAATTTTGTTTTCTGTTCTGGCTTTACTTATCGCTGCTTTTTGTGGGTGGTATCCTGAGCATCTTGTCTTGGTGGCATACCAAGAAAAAGTCGCAGCCGAAGGAAAGGTTCAAGAACAACACAACAAAGACCTCATAATTCAACAACAATTGATAAACAAACAGGTGCAAAATGATTACGAGAATAAGCTGGCTCGCATTAAGTCTTATTATGGTGGGTTGCACTACTCCAGTTGCGGTCAATTGTCCTGCTCCAAACCAAGCACCGAAGGAACTCTTGGCACTCCCACCGACCCACAATTTGTTGAAAAATGCGCTGCAACCACCCAACAATTAGAATCTTTAATTGATTTTGTAAATCAGCAGTCAGGTTTAAAATGACCAATAACGAAGTAGCTTTATTGAAAACCATAGGGTTTTCTGAGATAGGAAGGGATCTATTAGCCCATTCCGATAATGGCTACAATGTTTTGTTTGGCGGAACTCTTTTTCAAAGTTATGCAGATCATCCTAGAAAACACATTACTGTTGATGGTCTTACAAGCACCGCTGCTGGCAAATATCAGATCCTAGAGAGGATTTATGATGAATATAAGGATAAGGTCAAGATCAATGATTTTTCGCCTCACGCACAGGATTTAATAGCTTTAGAATTGATTAAAGAAACTGGTGGAGATATGCTCATCAATGAAGGGCATTTTAGTGAAGCCATTATTCGTTGTAATCGCATCTGGGCATCTTTGCCTAATAGCCCTTACGGACAACATACCAATAATATGAACCATTTAGAGGCATTTTATGTCAATGTCGGTGGAACTTTGGCATGAGTGATATTTTTGATGATGCCAGCGAAGTTGAGCAACTACAAAGAGAAATTGCGATAAAACAAATACGCAATAAAAAGAAACAACCATTCACAGGTCATTGTCTTTGTTGCAATGAAGAAATTCTGGAAGGCAGATTCTGTTCTACGGAATGTCGTGAAGATTGGGAATTAGAACAAAAATTAAAAAGTATTACTGGTTTTTAAAATTGCCATTCGTGTTTTATTTCAAACTTTGTTTCACCATTTTCAGCATCTAAAGAAAAATGCCAAACTTCTTTTGGAAGTTGGCTTTGTTTTTCTTGTTGCTCGGCTTGTAACCGATCTTCGGTGGTAAAAGTAGTCATCAATAATCACCATAATTGGCAACAATAATTTCCATTTGTAACACCGCCAATTTGATTTGTTGCACTTGATTAGTAATATTTTGCCGACCATTGATGTCTGGATTAGCATTTAATATTTCTAATTGATTAATTAATTTTCTAATCTGCACAATGTCTTGGGAAATATCAGTCATTTTATTCTCACCACTTTAGCTCGTTTTAGGATAATTTCATATTCTGCTTTTGCTTTATCATCAAGACTACGCAAAGGCAACTCTTGGTAATACTTCCATTTAGCCCTATATTCAGGTAAATCGGATGGTCGAACCCAACCATATTTTTTTACCCATCGTTCTTCAATATTAGTTCCAGTAGCTGTCCAAATATATTCATGATTCATAGTAAAACCCCTGTTCTAAGAAAATGTGTACCAACAACAACCGCCATAATAATTAATGCCATTAAACCGCCTAATAAAAATTCTTTCATGATTTTCCTTTCAAAATGGTGCTGCCTCGAACTCAGGTAACTTTCTTTTTACTTTTACAAATACATAAGACCAACCATTACGAATACTGACAATCTGTTGCGCTTCGCATTTATGACGAACTTTTCGCATCAATTCTCCAAGCTCGTCATAGATGTAATACATAGTTAATCGCAGAGTGAAACTGAACTTTCAACAATCAACTGTCTTTTAGCAACATCCACTCCAACAATATTGTCGCCATTTGACCATCTAAGCGCACCATAACCAGATTGTGCTTTGCCCATAAATCTAGAAGAAGCAAATGCTTTTTCGATAGCTTTGCAAACTTCTGGTGACAGTTCGCCATCGTATTCGATGTCAATCGCATCTTTCCAAACATCTTGATAAGATTCCATACGCAAAGAACCTTCAACCATTTTGCGACTTTTAACAAGAATTTTTCCGTTGAACATTTTGATTTCCTTTCGTGGGTTATCAGAATACATTCATAGTATTACATAGAACTATTACAACAGCAAACAATTTTTGTAATTGTTGCTTTTTTGCATAGGGTGGAGTCCTTATCCCTCACGAAAGGTCGGGCATTGCGCCAGAAGGTAATTTTTGGGTGTACCACTCCCAGAAATAAGGACTCCAATTTCATTTTAGCTTAAAAAGGAATATCTTCATCTAATTCGGTCAAATTAGACCCTTTTGAGGCTGTTGGAGCTACTTTAACATCTGTTGTAGGCTTACCCCCTAACATCTGCATAGAACTCGCTATAACCTTTGTAGAAAACTTCTCTACACCACTAACTTTATCAGTATATTTTTCGGTCTTGAGTTTACCTTCAATATAAACCGAACTGCCTTTTCTAAGGTAATCACCAGCAATTTCCGCTAGTTTTCCAAAAAAGACTACATTAACCCATTCGGTAACTTCTTTTTGTTCGCCCTGTTTATCTTTGTACTTTTCCGTACACGCAACAGAAATGTTGCATACAGGACTGCCATCTGGAAAGCTACGAAGCTCTGGATCTTTACCTAAATTACCTAACAAAATTACTTTATTGACTGATGCCATGATTTTCCTTACCTAACATTAATTGAGTTTCAATTTCTACTTCTTTTAAAAACTTCTTTACTTCATCTTCCATGATGCCAATAAATTTGTCATCACGAAAAACTCTTTTTACAAACAATTGACTTCTTTCTGGCATCCTAGGATCATAAGAAATAAAATCATTCCACTCTCTTTGAGTGCAAGCCAGTTGCACTTGCATTTGAATAAAATACTTATTTGGTGGTTCACCTTGTTTTATGTAAGACCAATGAGTTGCAGAATTAGGACACTTGATTTCACAAAGCCCATTAGCATTAACAAGCCCATCAGGACTAGCACCAAACCACTTAATGGTGGGATGATCCACGAAAGGTATTTGCTCCACCAAAACATCATTAAAAACTTCATAAGCCATCCTAGCTTTAGGTTCATTATCTGTACCCCATTGCATAGCAGGGTTAATGTATGACTCCTCAATCTGACTAGTAACTCTTTGTAAAGCTAATTCAATCAGATAGTTCTGTCTACTGGCAGAAACCCCTGTCTTGGTCTTAGCTAGAATATCCGCTACTCTGCTGGCTGTCACTTTGCCCAAGCGAAGTTGATGCCATTCCAAAGTTCCCTGCAATATTTGTGTCATTTTCAGTTTCCAGACTTGAATAAACTACTGTAGTTAAAGTCAATATGTATTTAAGATCATTTAAACTTAATTGTCCCAATAGATGAATGATTTTCATGATAGCAATATCATTATCTAATGCTTGAGGTTTAATTAAAGGTTCTATCATTTGCCTTGCTGGTGTTTTCTACCAGATCCTTTTTTGGTATGTGACAGACTTTTAGTATGATGAATCTTAGGATTCTTAACACCCAGACTCGGAAATATATTTTTAATATCCAAGCTCGCAGCACGAACCATTGCCATTTTGACATCACTAATTGCTTTGCGTTCATTGCTATTTAAGTTTTTCTTTTCCATTTTTTTCTCTATGCTTGAGTAGCTATTAATTCGTTTTTACGAATATCTTTAGCTTGTTCTAATTCTTTTAAAGTACCGCAAGTTTTAACTGCATCTATATAACTTGCCTTGAGTTCATTCAAATCATTGGACTGCATGATTTTGTCAATAAAAGGCGCAGTATCTACTGGCTCTTTTTCATCTTCAAAAGGCAGATCATCCCCGCTGTAAATATATAGACCCAAACCAAATAAACTGATAGTCTTTGTTAAGCAGCGCATCATGGCTGTATTCACATCCATTGCATTTGGATTAGGAATAGCTTTATTCTGATTATTGATAACTGGCATCTGACAGGTCATGGACTTACCAAAAGCATTAACAGTACAAAAAACCATCATAGTTTCATTAAAGTAAACTGAATCACCAAAAGACCAAGTAGCCGTAGGATCATTTTGAAGTAGTTGATCTACAGCCCATGTCCATGAAAGATAGGTAAAACGACCCTTCTTTTCAGTATGTTCGTTTACATTAATTTTTCGTAGTTCATTAAATGTTTTCATGATTACCTTTCGTGATTAATCTCTTACTTGACTTTCAGCTACATCTAAAGCAAATCTTTCCATGTAGTCATACGCTAAAGACATAATTTTTCTTCCGATTTGTTCGTAATCTTCAGAATCAATTGCATCCTGTAATGCAGCAGCCGTATCCACATCTAACTCACTTAATGCCTCTGCAACCGCACCAGAAGTATTAGGGTTGTATTCTTTTTTCATTAATTGATAAGCTCGTTCTTGGATTTCGTCATAGCGATCATCGTAATCCTCAGGCTCATAATAAGCATCGTGTCTATTCATTCCCATCTTAGTTTCCTTTCGTGAAAGCCCCCGAAGGGGCGAGGTTTAAAAACTATAATCGTAATATTCATCCCGAACACCGATTTTTACACCACCATTACCGATGTTGAATCTGCCAGTTTTTGGGTTTATAAAAACAGCTTGCCAAAATCCATAAGGAGCAGTTTTTCTAAAGTATGAAATTCGACCATTTGGGTCTGGACTATATTCGTATTCTTGACTTTCACTCATACCATTTTTGTCAATACGAATTGCATTATCTTCTTGAACTTTGATATACAAAACATCTTTTTTCTTAAAGATTTCAATGATCGTACCAGCATGACGATCTGTCCAACTTAACAAAGTTGCGCCCATACCGACATAAGGTGTTGGTTCGCCTTTGACTGCTCGGCTATCGAAATGATTCATTAATGAACCAGTTCCACTTCCAAGTTTTAACATTTGATTTCCTTTCGTGAGTTAATCAGACTACATGGGTAGTATTACACAAAACTATGACACAAGCAAATAGTTCTGTGCAAAAATGCAACGATGCTAGAAATC